CCGATAGCGCCGCCGGCACCGAGGCGTGCGTGGTCACCACAACAACCGAGGATCTGCGCGGCTCAACTATTCATACGCCCCCGATCGACGAGCGGCGGCTGGAAGTGCTAGTTGTGCTCGCCGGCGCGTCGTTGGACGCCGCCGACGCGCTCAGCGTAACGGCCGAGGAAACGATCGCCAATGCCGCCAGCTACCCCGGCAAAGCGCTCGATTTGGTCGCACGCGCGTATTCCGAAAATGTCGATACCAACCGTGTCGCCGTGACACTTGTGCTTACTTATGCGGCGACGTCCGACGTCCGACGCAACGACGTCGAAACATTTTTATAGGAGATCGATCAGATGGCAGTCACGAGATGGATCAAAGTCGCCGTTGCCATGCAATCGGCAATCGGAGCAGATCTCACCATTTCCGGGATCACGCTGGCGTCGCCTGGCGTCGGCACGAGTACAGCGCACGGATTAGCTAACGGCGATTATGTGGTGTTTACAATCTCCGGCGGCATGCAGCAGCTTAACCGCCGCGTGCTGCGAGTGGCCGGGCAAACCACAAACACCTTCCAACTCGAAGGTCTCGACACCACAACCTTTGATGCGTTCACGGCCGGCACGTGTAATAAAATCACGTTTGGCACCAGCTTTTCGACGCTGATGGACGCGGCTCCGTCGGGCGGCGATCAGCAGTTCATCACCTATCGGATCTTGCATGATGATCAGGAATACCAGATCCCGTCGGTTAAGTCGGCCCAAATCTACACCTTCCGCTCACTGTGGGAACCGTCCGACGCAGCGCTCACCGCGGCGCAGACGGCGTCCGATGCCGCCGCCGAGCGCGCCGTGCGATTTACCTTTTCCGATAGTAAGAAATTCGTTTTTAATGGCTATGTCGGTTTCACGTTCCAGCCGCAAGGTGGTAGCGGCGAGCTCGTCGAGTGCACAATGACCGTGACGGGCAAGGGCCGCGGCACCGCCTATGCAACTTAAAGATCGAATCGCGTTTACGCTCCCGCAAGAGCAGCTCACGATCCCCGAGCTCGGCGGCGATGGCGTCGTTTTGGTGCGCGGGATCGGCTTCGGGCAAAAGCTCGAATTGATCGGCGTGCCACCACTGCGCCAATCACTCGAGCTGCTCGCGATCTGCGTCCTCGACGAGGATGGCCTGGCGCTCAATAGCGCCGATGGCTGGGACGCATTCGCCGTGTTACACGAGGATCAGTTCGGCGAATTGATCGCGGCCGCAAAGCGCGTTTCGGGGCTGGACGCCGGCGAAGTAAAAAAAGCCTAGACGCGCGCCCCGAGCTTCGGGAGGCGCTGGCACTGGCGCACGCGCGCGGACTGAGCCTGGCCGAAGTGCTAACAATGCCGCATTACGAAGCGGCGCTGTGGATGGCGTACCTATGGCCGGAGCCAGATCAGCCGGCGGGCGAGGATGACGCCGGCGATCTGTTCGGGCGCATGACAGAGATCGGCGACTAATGGCAAATTTTCGCAGCGAATACACGATCGGCCTAAAAGATGAGGTATCCAGGCCGCTCGCCCGGATCACGTCCGGGCTCGATAAATTTAAAGTCGCCGTCGGCGCCATCGGTGCGATCGGCGCGGCCGGCGCAATAGCATCGGTGACGAGTCGGATCACGGCGGCCGTTAACATTGCCGACTCGCTCAATAAAGCGGCACAGAAAGCCGGCGTAACCGTCGAGGCGTTATCAGCGCTCGATTATGCGGCCCGACTCTCCGACGTTTCGACCGAGTCGTTAACCGGCGGCCTGGCCAAGCTCTCGCGTACCATGGCGCAAGCGGCCGCGGGCATCAAAGCACCCGCGCTGGCATTCCAGGCGCTCGGCGTGTCGGTCAAAAATTCCGGCGGCGATCTGCGCAATACGGCCGACGTTTTCAGCGATATCGGCAAAGCGATCGCCGCGCTGCCAGACGGCGCGACAAAAACCGCGCTTGCGATCCAGATTTTCGGCAAGTCCGGCGCCGAGCTGATCCCCTTACTCAATGGCGGCGCCGATGGATTTGAAGCCATCACGGCCGAGGCCAAGCAGTTTGGCGCGATCATAAGCAAAGATCTCGCGCAGCAGTCCGAGAATCTAAAAGATAACTTTGAGCGATTGCGCATTGCGAGCACCGCGCTCGGGATCTCGCTGGCGACCGACATCGTGCCAGGCCTGGCCAATCTGTCGACCGAGTTTGTAAAGAGCTATCGGGAATCGTCCGGGCTGCTTCGCGTGTTTGAGGCGCTCGGCATCACGATCGCAGGATTCGCCCGCGGCACCGATCAGGGCCGGCTCGGGGAGCTGCTCGCCGATGAGATAGGCCTCGAAAAAAAAATCGCCGACGTAAACAGAGCCTTTGCGGATGGAAACACCGGCAAGCTCACCGCGTTTATCCAGCTCAAGCGCCTACGCGCCGAGCTCGCCAGTACACGCGCCGAGGCCGAGGGATTGCGGGTCGCGCTCCCCGACAGTGCGCAAGGCAAGGGTGGCCGCGACGAAGATAAGCCGGCCGGCCCGAGCGCCGCCGATCGCCAGGCCGCCGAGCAGCGGGCGCGCGCACTACTCGACAATGCCGGCGCGACCGAAAAACGAAAAACCGAGCAGGACAAGCTCGACAAAGCACAAGCGGACTACCTGGCCAAGCTGCGGCAACAGCTCACGCTGGAGAATGAAAGCACCGAGCTCGCGAAAGTGAAGGCCGACATTCAGTTTGGCGCCGCGGCCAAGTTCGCACCCGCGGCGCAGGCCGAGGCACTGGCACTGGCCGATTCCCTGGACGTGCTTAAAGACTCGGCAGAAGTGCACCAAGCCTTGATCGGGTACGTCACCGAGCGCGCGCAACTCGAGGAACAATCGACAAAGCAACTCGCCGAGCACCGCCAGGCCGTGATCGAGTCGCTGCAGACGCCGCTCGAAAATTATATAGAGCGCGTCAAGGAATTGGCGGCGCTCGACCTGTCCGGCGACACGCTACAGCGCGGCATTGCGCTCGCGCGGACGGAAATGGAATCCGCGCAAACCAAAGCGTCCGAGCTGAAAGGCACGGTTAAGGATTTAGGGTTAACTTTTACCTCCGCGTTCGAGGATGCCGTTATTGGCGGTAAAGCACTGTCCGACGTGATAAAAGGGTTGATCCAGGATATAGCGCGGCTATTGATCCGTAAATCCGTCACCGAGCCGCTTATCAATGCGCTCGGCGGCTTTTTCGACGGCGGCGGCTCGGCCTCGCTTGGGTCGGCGATCGCGGGATATGGATCCCGGTTTGGGTTTGGCGGCGCGCGGGCCAGTGGCGGCAGTGTAGCGGCCGGCAAGTATTACAAGGTCGGCGAGCGCGGGCCCGAGTATTTCGCGCCAGGCCAGAATGGCGCCATCATTCCCACCGCCGGCGGCGAGGGCTGGAATGTCACGATCATCAATAATTCCGGCCAGCCGGCGCAGCAGCGACAGACCGGCCGCCGCTCGCTTGAGGTCACAATCGGCGAACTGATGGCGGGCAACGTGGCCGCCGGCCGCGCTGGCGCGTTTGGGCTGCGCCCGGCACTGGCGGGCCGCTAATGGCGAGCTGGCCATCTTTACTGCCGCAGATCGCCCTCGACGACTACCAAGAGTCCACGGAGGCCGTGACGTTGCGATCGTCCGTCGACGTCGGCCCGCCAAAGTTACGCCCGCGCTACACGGCAGAGATCACCCGGTTTAGGTTTTCTCTCATTTTATCAAAAGCGCAGGTCGCGACGCTTGAAACCTTCTACAGCGCGACCGTTAACTACGGGTCCGAACCTTTCGACTGGATCCACCAGCGCACCAAAGCGGCGGCCTCGCTGCGGTTTGTAGGGCGCCCGACGTACAGCAACGCCGGCGGCATTTACTGGCGCACCGAGCTTGATCTCGAGGCGCTGCCGTGAGGGACACCAGCGCCACCGCCCGGACGGCACTCTACGCACCGCAGACCCCGCTCGTGTTTTTACATTTGGTTACAATTGATCACGATGATCTGGCCGCCCCGATCCGCCTCGTCGATAATTTGATTGATATAACGAGCCGCGGCGATCTCTATACGGCTTTCCCGATCCGCGTCCGCCTGCCCCCCGATGTGCCGGGCGAGCTGCCAGGCCTCGACCTGTCGATCGATGCAATCGATCAATCACTGATCACTGCGCTGCGCAGTATTTCGTCGCCGCCGAAAATCTCGATCGACGTGATCATTGCGACCACGCCCGACACGGTCGAGGCGGGCCCGTTCGCGTTCGACGTGTCGAGCTGCGAATACAACGCGAACGAAGTGCGGCTACGCCTCGAGGCCGAGCGGCTATTGTCCGAGCCATACCCGTCCGGCATCTTTTCGCCGGTGGCATTCCCCATGCTGTTCCAGGCCGTGGCGCAATGAATGCGGCCGCCTATGTCGGCGCGCACTATGAGCTGCGCGGGTGTTGGGAGCTACTGCGGCGTGTATACCGCGCCGAGTTGCAGATCGATCTCCCGTCCTATGCCAGCGCCGCGCCCACGATGGACCGTGAGCGCCTCAGCGAGTTGATCCGCGCCGAGCGGGCAGCCTGGATCTCGATTGCGCCCGGCGACGAGCGGCCGACTGATGCGATCTTATTTCGCGTGCTCGGGCGAGAGTCGCATATCGGGATCGTGGTCGAAAAAGGGCGCTTTTTACATGCTCGGCCCGGCACTCAGGCGTGCATCGAATCCTACCGCGCGCCGCAGTGGTCGCGCCGTGTCGAGGGCTTCTATCGTCACGGCGCGGCGCCGTAGTGTTACCGGTGCCGACATTTGTGATCGTGGTCGCACGGTCGCCACTGAAAAGCGATCGCGATTTTTTTGCGATGGGCTTGGGCTGCTCAATCGAAGATGTGATGCTCGAGGCGGCCTATCGCGCCGAGCTCCCGGTCGCCCGCTTCGGCTTGGCCGTGGCGATGCTCGCCGGCACGCTGATCCCGCCGGCTGAGTGGGCCGCGACGCGCCCATGCGCCGGGCAACAATTGTCCGTGAGCCTGGTGCCGGGCGATCCGATCTCAATCATCGCGCTCGTCGCCGGCATCGGCGCCTATGCCGCACCGATCGCGGCCGGCCTCACCGGATGGGCCGCCGTCGGCTTGTCTGCGGCGATCACGGTCGCCGGCGCGCTGCTCTCGACTGCGCTCGCGCCGGCGCCCCGGCAGACCAACACCACCCCGGACAAAAAAGAGGCCGCGGTTCAGTCCGTGCAGGGCACGGCCAATCAAGCAAAACCCTATGGCACGATCCCCCGCATTTTTGGGCGCGTGAGCAACTATTACCCGCCACTGGCCACCAACTTTTACACGGAGCTCGGCGGCGGCAATCATCAATACTTGCGCGTCGTATTCTGCCTGGGGTACGGGCCACTATCGATCAGCGATCTGAAAATAGGAACGACGCCGCTCGCCAATTTTGAGGGCGTCACGACGCAGATCCGTTATGGCTACCCCTCCGACACGCCGATCACGCTATTCCCC